TGCACACTCTCCACGCACGCGAGCACGAGTTCGACGCCTTGAAGTTTCGGATTCTCGACGCCGGTCACCTGCAGAATCTGCCCGGTCCAATCGTCATCGTCCGGCCGTGACTGAAACGTCGGCGCCGGCAGGAGCACACGTGTCTGCGTCGTCACGCCGGCCAGGTACTGCATCCGCACGAGATGCGAGGCTTGCGCGGCGATCGTGCTCGAGACGTGGCGTTCCAGATCGCGCGCGGATGCGGGAGTAATCGACGCCCACCAGAGCGGCACAAGATCGGCGTACTCCTGCGTGAACCCGCCATCGTCGATCGGCGTCGGGGCGCCGCTCGGATTCTGCAACACGATGTCGTGCTCAAACGAGCCGATGTCGACGGCCACGATGCTCAGCGTGCCACCGCTCGGTTGCATAATCTTTCTTTATATAAACAAAATTGTGATAAGCGCACGCGCCGTAGGCTGAGATGCGTGCTGCACCGCGCCTACTCGCTCCTCGAGCTCAAATCGGTCGATGAGGATCAGCGGCTCATCATCGGCGTCGCGACGACGCCGGAGCCCGATCGGATGGGCGACATCGTCGAACCGAAGGGCGCGCAGTTCAAGCTTCCGATCCCGCTCCTGATTCACCACGACACGAAGCAACCCATCGGCGAAGTCTTCAAGGCGACGGTCACCGATGAGGGCATCGAGATTCAGGCGCGCATCGCGAAGATCGAGGAACCCGGGAAGCTGAAGGACCGCGTCGACGAGGCGTGGCAGAGCATCAAGGCCAAACTCATTCGCGGCTTCTCGATCGGCTTCAAGGAAATCGAAGCCGCGCGCATCAAAGACACGTTCTCGTACCGCTTCACGAAGTGGCTCTGGCTCGAGACGAGCGCGGTGACGATTCCCGCGAACGCAGGCGCCACGATTCAGGCGATCAAGTCCTACGACATCGGCAGGCCCGCGCAGGTGGTAGCCGATCCCACACGGCCCGGCGCGTCGGGCACGTCACGCGTCGTCAAGGCGCGACCGGATACGCCGATGAAGAAAACAATTGCCGATCAGATCAAGGAATTCGAGGCGACGCGGGCCTCGAAGGTCGCCCGCATGGATGCGCTGCTCGAGAAGTCAGGCGAGGACGGCGTCACCCTCGCGGCCGAGGAGCAGACCGAGCACGACGAGCTCGATCGCGACGTGAAAGAGATCGACGCACACCTCGTGCGGCTCCGTGCCGCGCAGAGCCGACAGGCATCGGCGGCCACGGTGGTCAAAGGCGACAACGCCGATGACGGTTCGCGCTCACGCGCCGGCCTGCAGATTCAGGTCCGCGATCAGACGCCGCCCGGGATCAAGTTCGCGCGCTTGGCGAAGGTCATGGCGCTCTCGAAGGGCAGCATGAGCGATGCCCTGACGATCGCCGCGCAGTTGTACCCCAACGATACCCGCTTGGTCGAAGTCGTCAAGGCCGCCGTTGGTGCAGCGACGACCGCGAATCATCAGGGACCTGACCTGCAATATACCGACTACTTCGGCGACTTCGTCGAGTACCTGCGGCCGATGACGATCGTCGGGAAATTCGGCACGAACGGAATTCCGGCGCTCCGACGAGTGCCTTTCAATATCCGCGTTGGAACGCAGACGGCTGGCGGATCCGGGTACTGGGTCGGACAGGGTCTGCCGATCCCGCTCAGCAAGGGCACGTACGGGACGATCACGCTGGACTTCACCAAGGTCGCCGCGATTCAGGTTGCGACAAAGGAAGAACTGCGATTCACCACGCCGAGCGCGGAAACGAAATTGCGCGACGACATCGCGCAGTCACTGGTCGCGCGCATCGATCAGGACTTCATCGACCCGGCGAATGCGGGGACCGCGAACGTGAAGCCGGCGTCGATCACGAACGGGATTGCGGCGACCGCGGTCAGCGGCACGAATGCTGCCGCCTTCAGCGTCGACTTCAAGGGGTTGATGAGCGGCCCGATCGCCGCGAACATCACGCCGTCGACGGGCGTGTTCATCATGTCGGCGACGCAGGCGCTGTCGATGAGCCTCATGCTCAACGCGCTGGGCCAGCCGCAGTATCCCGGCCTGACGATCAACGGCGGCACGCTGATGGGGTTCCCCGTCATCGTGTCGGAGTACATGACGTCGTTCGGATCGCCGTCGACCCAGATGATCGTCTTCGTGAACGCGTCTGACGTCTATCTCGCTGATGACGGCGACGTGGCCGTCGAGGCAAGTGATCAGGTGTCGCTTGAGATGCTCGATGGGTCGTTGACGCAGAACGCGACCACCGGCACCGGCGCAAGCCTCGTGTCGATGTGGCAGACCGAGTGTTTGGCGCTGAAGGGCGTGCGTCCAATCAACTGGAAACTGCGGCGCGCGGCGGCTGTCGCGTATCTCTCGCCGACGGCGTACGCGTAACGCGTTGTCCGGATCGTGATCGGCTTCGGGAGTCGACTCGGTCGGCTCCCGTCGCCGCGTTCGTAGGTGGCTATGAAGCTGATCGCGCTCGCCGATCTCCCAAACGGCATCAAAAAAAACGAGACGTTCGAAGAAAACGACGCCGTCTCCACGATCTTGATCAACGCGCACGTCGCGCAACCGATCGTCGACGATGTGCCTGCCACGCCCGTACGTCGACAGTATCGACGTCGCGATCTCGCCGCTGAGGACTGATCCGCCGTGATCAGTCTCGGGCTCAATCGCATTCCCATCCAGAAGGCGAGCGGCGCCGACCTGATTACCCACCTGCCGACGACGTCGAGCGCCGGCTGGTTCGGCAGTTGGCTCAACACCATCGGCGAATGGTTTTCCGGATCCTGGCAGCGGCACTTACCTTTCCCGACGGCCGACGTGATGACGTTCGGCGCGGTGTGGGCCTGCGTGACGCTCGTCGCGTCTGACATTGCGAAGCTCTGGATCAACCTAATGGAGGAAGTCGCCGGCGTCTCGACGCCCGTTGATCGCTCGGCGTACCTGCCGGTTTTGAAGAAGCCGAACCACTACCAGACGCGGGTCAAGTTCATCGAGCAGTGGCATATCTCACGGCTCACGAACGGCAACACGTACGTGCTGAAAGAGCGCGATAACCGCGGCGTCGTGTCGGCGTTGTACATCCTCGATCCGGCCCGCGTGCAAGTGCTCGTCGCGCCGAACGGCGACGTGTTCTATCAGTGCTCCACCGATCGACTCGCCGGCATCGAGGCCGCGAGTATCACGGTGCCGGCGAGCGAGATCATCCACGATGTGTGCGTCCCGCTCTATCACCCGCTCTGCGGCGTCTCGCCGATTCACGCCGCCGGCATGGCGGCGATGCAGGGGCTGCAGATTCAACACCAGTCCGCGAAGACCTTCTCGAAGGGACTGAATCTGAGCGGCGTGCTGACGGCGCCCGGCCTGATCACGCAGCCGACCGCAGAGCGCATCGCAAAGTCCTGGCAGCAGAATTTCACCGGACCGCAGGCGCTCGGGAAGGTCGCCGTGCTCGGCGACGGGCTGAAGTTCGAGAAGATGTCGATGACGGCCGTCGACGCGCAGCTGATCGAGCAACTGAAGTGGACCGCTGAAGACGTCGCGCGCTGCTACCACGTCCCTGGGTACATGATCGGCATCGGTCCTGCGCCGCCCTACACCGATATTCAGAGCATCAACCTCCAGTACTACACGCAGGCGCTCCAAAACGCGATCGAGAATCACGAGATTCTCTTCGATGAAGGCCTCGAGCTCCGGCCAGGGCTCCACGTCGAATTCGATCTCGACGCGCTCGCGCGGATGGACAAAAAGACGCAGATGGCGATCGCGAAGGACGGCGTCGGCGCCGGCATTTTCACGATCAACGAAGAGCGCGCGGGATTCAATCGGCGCCCCGTCGAAGGCGGCGAAGCGCCACTGCTTCAACAGCAGAATTGGCCGCTGGCGCAGCTGGCGACGCGTCCGATCGATCCGCCGGCGCCACAGCCCGCCAAGCCAGAGCCGCCGGCGCCTGAGCCTGCCGAGCGGTCGATCGACGTCCGGATCCTCACGTTGGCCGCGGCCGAATGCGCGAGAAAGGCGATGGCGGCATGACCGCTCCCGAGCTCGAGGCCCTCGTCGCCGGAGTCGTGCCCGTTATCCGCGCGCACTACGACGCGAAGATTGCCGCCCTGGAAGCCGAGATCGCCGAGCTCCGGACACGCGCCGCCGTGCCAGGGCCGCCAGGCCCGCGGGGAGAACCAGGACCGCAGGGAGAACGTGGCCCAGAAGGGCCGGCCGGTGAGCCTGGCGCCCCCGGATTGCGCGGCGAGACCGGGGAGAAGGGGATCGATGGCCTCCTGGGCGAGCGCGGTCCACAGGGCGAGCCAGGGCCTGCTGGCCGCGACGGCCGCGACGGTCAGCCGGGCATCCCCGGGCCGGCCGGCGAGAAGGGCGCGGACGGGCTCAACGGGACGAACGGCATCGACGGGAAGGATGGGCGCGACGGCACGCTCGAGAACCTGAAGGCCGTCTATGACGGCGAGCGGACGCTCACGCTGCAATTCAAGGATGGCACGCCCATCGAGGGCGGCGAGCTCCGGCTCCCGATCGTGCTCGATCGCGGCGTCTACCGCAGCGAGAAGGCGTACGAGGTTGGCGACGGCGTCTCGTATGGCGGCTGTTTCTGGATTGCACAGCGCGCTACGGGCGCGCGACCTGGCGACGGCGACGATTGGCGGCTCGCCGTGAAGGAAGGCAGACCCGGCCGCGACGGGAAGCAGGGACCAGCCGGCGAGCGCGGACCGAAAGGTGATACCGGTCCGCAGGGACCACGGGGCTACTGATGGCGCTGCCGAAGCCGATCGAGTACGCCACCGTTCCGCGCGACTGGCCCGATGAGACGGCCGTCGTCATCGGCAGCGGCCCGAGCCTCACCGCAGACGACGTCGAGCATTGCCGCGGCCGCGCACGCGTGATCGCCTTGAAAGACGCCGTTCAACTGGCGCCGTGGGCGGATGTGCTCTACGCCTGCGGGAACGATGCAAGCCATTGGTGGCCGCGCCACGGGCCGTCGCTGACCTTCGCTGGCGCGCGCTACGCGCTCGAGCCCTACGCCGTGAAGTGGGGCGCCCGCATCCTCCGCGACACCGGCGAAGCCGGGCTCGAGACGGCGCCGGACGGCGTGCGCACCGGGAAGAACTCCGCGTATCAGGCGGTCAACCTCGCCGTGCACTACGGCGTGACGCGGGTTCTCCTGCTTGGCGTCGACATGGGGCACAGCCCGCACTCGCCGAAGTACTTCTACGGCGACCGCAAACATCAACTGCCATCGCCCTACGGCGCCATGCTGGCGCTCTGGCCGACGCTCATCGAACCGCTGAAGACGCTCGGCGTCGAGTTGATCAACTGCAGCCGTCAGACTGCGCTCGACTGCTTCCACCGCGTTCCGATTAATGAGGCCCTGTCGTGACGAAAGCATTTCTCGTTCGCGCCTTACATCGCCCACTGCAGGAAGCCGGACTCGTGCCCGAGAACTGTCGGTTGATGGATCTCCGGATCGGCGTCGATGGTGCGTTCGTCGTGGCGTACGAGGTGTTTTTCACGCCAGAACAGACCGTCAAACTCGGCGAAGTCCTTCAACGCGTCGGACAGACGTTGTTGGCTGACGAGGCGCGGCCGCAGCAGCCGCCGCCGGCGCCGCCGCCGGACTTGGACCCTGGATCACGATGAGACCGCAGCCGCCCTATCGCTGCTGGCTCGGCTGGGACGCCTCGCAGATGCGCGCGTGGGGCGTCGCCTCATCCTCGCTCCGTCTCCGATCGCGCGTGGCAACCGACATTCACCGGTTGGCCATGCCGACGCTCCAGGCGCAAGGGCTCTACACGCGGCCGACGCGCGTCGAAGCGTGCGGCTTATGGGATGAAATCTCCGGCGCGCCGATGTCCACCGGCCACGCGATCGCGCGCTTCCTCGTGCCGGCGCTCTGCGACTACGAAGGCTGGGCGCTCTTCGCCGATGGCGACATCCTTGTGCTCGACGACATCGGCGCGCTCTTCTCACTCGCCGATCCCGCGTACGCAATTCAAGTCGTGCAGCATCGCCACGATCCGCGCGAGACGGTGAAGATGACGGGGCACGCGCAGACGACGTACGCGCGGAAGAACTGGTCGAGCGTGGCCCTGTTCTTCTGCGGGCATCCCGCGAACCGTGCGCTAACGGTCGGCCTCGTCAACACGTTGCCTGGTCGAGACCTGCACCGCTTCTGCTGGCTGGACGATCGCTTGATCGGGGCGTTGCCGGCGCGGTGGAATGTGCTCGTTGGCGTCGAAGACGACCCGGCGCCGGCGATCCTGCACTACACGAACGGCATCCCTGACATGCCCGGGTTCGAGCATTCCGAGTACTCGGACGAGTGGTACGCCGCGGCGAAGAAAGCGAAGTACGACCTCGTCCGGCCGCCGAAACCGATGGAGCGCACCGCGTGATTGGCAGCCTGATCACGACGATGGAAATACTCCTGACAGAGCCGCTGTCGTTTCGAGCAAAGCAGGTACTGGCTGCAATGGACTCCGCCGGATTCGACGCGGCATATCGCGTCACGGCCGGCCGCCAGTTTCAGGGCGAATCAGACCTGCTCGTCGTCTGGGGCCCGGGCCATCCGACGCGCTTCGAACCAATGCGGCAGCAGCTCGCCCGCGGCGGCCACGTGCTCGCGCTCGATCTCGCGTACTGGCACCGCGAACGCAAGGTTCGGATCTCGATCGATGGCGCGCATCCGGCGAAGTGGGTCATGCGCAAGTCGCTGTCCCCCGCTCGATGGAATGCCGATCGGATGCGCGTCGAGAACCAGTGGAATCCTGACGGGCCGGTGCTGATCGCCGGACTCGGCGACAAGGCGCGCGTACAGTACGGCGCGCTCACCGTTGACCGCTGGGAAGCCGAGATGATGGCGGAATGCACACGCCGCGGTCGCTCATACGCGTACCGGCCGAAGCCGAGAGGGGCGTCCGTGCCGATCGAGCTGGCACTCCGCGGCGTCTCGCTCGTCATCACGTGGCACAGTAACGTCGCCGTCGACGCGATCCGTCTCGGGATCCCGGTGATCTGTCGCGACGGCGCGGCGGCCGCGGTCTGTCCGGACACGTGGCAGCCCGAACACCGGCCATTGCCGAAGGACGTGCGCGATCAGTTCCTCGCGAACCTCGCGTGGTTTCAGTGGGATCTGTCGACGGAAGCCGCGGCGTGTCTCGCGTTCGTGCAGGAGCTGTTGAGTTGATTCGAATCGTCGCGCCATTCCGCCCCTTTCCCCCGGAAGCCCCGCATCATCTCGAGCAGCCCTCTTTCGATTGGATTGGCGCGATCCGCATGCTCTCGCACAGCACGCGCGTCGCCTGCGGCGTCGACGTGCAGGTGATTACCGACGTCGATACGAGTCTCCCAGTGCCGATGCTGCAGTACCACACGACGCATCGCCGACTGATGCTCTGGTACCTCGAAGTCGCCTGCTGCTATCTGGAGTCGCCGGACTTCGACCGCGACACGGTCATGCTCGATTCCGATCAACTCGTGTTCGGCGATCTGCGCGCGTACTTTCGATCGTCGATTGACCTCGCGATTCTCATCCGGCCGCAGCTGCCGAAAGACGACCCGGCCAGCCTGCCGATTCTGAACGGCGTGCAGTTCTGGGGATACCGTGCGCAAACGCGACTCGCCGCGTTCTACCGCCAGGCGCTCGACATCGCCGTCTCGCTGCCGGACGATCAACTCGTGTGGGGCGCCGATACGACTGCGCTGGCGCGCCTGCTCGCCCCGCTCGAGATCAATGCCGTGGTCAACCGGTGCGGGCTGCGCATCTGGATGATGAACAGCGACAAGCTGCTGCGGGCTCTTAATCGCGCGGATCTTCGACAGCTGCACAAGGGTCGGGCGCCGTGTCCTCTGCCGGCGGTATTGGATTTCCGGTGGACGCGCAAGCCCTTCATGCGACCGGTGTACGAACAGACGATCGCCGGAGTGCCGGTATGAAGGCCGACCCCGATCTGGCGTACCTGACGCCGCGGCCGTGGGGGGGCCGACTCGCGCATCCGCGCTACGGCACCGATGACACCTACACGCGCATCGCCGCGTATCTCGGCGGCCTCGAGTCCGTGGCGGACTGGGGCGGCGGCGCAGGCCATCTCCGTGCATTCCTTCCGCCGACGGTCACGTACACCGTCATCGACGGGACATACCAAGGTGACGATCAGGTGCTCGCCGATCTGGCAACCTACCGCGAGCCGAGCGACGGGATCGCGATCCGGCACGTGCTCGAACACGTCGACGACTGGCGCGCCGTGCTGCGCAATGCGCTCGCCGCGTTCCGGAAGCGGCTCGTCCTCGTCACCTTCACGCCGGATTCCGATGAGACCTACGTCGCGAAGACGAAGAGCGGCTGGCCGGTACGGCACTTCAACCCGATTGATCTCAGGCGTGAGATGGGCGCGCTGCTAATCAACGACGACGCGCTTCGCACGTCACATCCGGAGCGGATCTACTACTGCGAGCGGCTATGAAGATCGTGCACGGCTTCGCGTTCCCGGACAGCGATCAATTCATGATCCGCGAGATTCAGCCGGATGGCACGTACCAGGCTGAGCACTACCGCGCGTGTCTCCCGTACATCCGCGAGTGGTCCTGCGCGATCGACGGTGGCGCGCACGTCGGGTGTTTCTCGCGGCTGATGGCCGCGGACTTCCGACGCGTAATCGCCGTCGAGCCGAGTCCGGATACGTTCGAGGCGCTGCGCGCGAATATGACCGCCTTCGGCTGCACGAACGTCGAGCCGTTACAGATCGCACTCGGCGCGACGTCTGGCTTCGTGTCGATGCACCTGGACGGCCGCGGCGCGCTGCTCCACAACACCGGCGCGCGCTTCGCCGATCCGGGCGGCTCGATCCCGGCGATCCCGATCGATGACTGGCGCCTGCCGACGCTCGGCTTTCTGAAGCTGGACGTCGAAGGGTCGGAAGTCGCCGCACTTGAAGGCGCCGCGGAGACGCTGCAGCGGTGCCGGCCGATCGTGCTGTTCGAGAACAAGTGGCTCTGGCGTCGGTACGGGTTGCCGCGCGATGCTCCGCAACGGCTGCTGACGTCGCTCGGGTTCAAGCATCTCGCCGATGTCTCGCTCGATGCGATCTGGGGCCCGGCGTGAACATCCTCATCGTCGGCCGAGGCAAGGGCTCATGGACGATGCGCGGCGAACAGCTCGGCGCCGCGTTGGGCGCGCGCGTGACGAGCGAGCCGACCGATCAGGATTGGCGCTGGGCCGACGTCGCGATCCTCGTGAAGCGTGCAGCCTTCCAATGGGCGCCCGTGGCTCACGCGTGCGGCATTCCGTTCGCATGGGACGCTCTGGATTTTTGGCAGCAACCCGCCGAGAACGCGCTGAGCGAGGGTGCCGCCATCCGGCTGCTGCTCGCCATGCGGACGCGGATTCGTCCGATGCTCACGATCGGCGCGACCGAACAGATGGCGAGCGACGTCGGCGGCATCTGTCTGCCGCATCACGGCCGGATCGGGCTGGAACCGACGCCGGCGCGCGAGCGCGTGTCGGTCGTCGGGTACGACGGGAATCCGATCTATCTCGCGGAATGGGCGCCGCGCCTCGCCGTCGAGTGTCATCGACGCCGCTGGACGTTCGTCGTGAATCCGCCAGACCTGCGGGCGGTTGACATCCTCGTGAGTTTACGCGGCGGTCCGTGGGACGGTTGGCCGGTTCGCGCCTGGAAGAGTGGCGTGAAGGCCGTGAACGCCATCTTGAGCGGC